TTGTAGCATTACCTGAATATGCTTCAGCAATTTTGAATGGTGAAAGTGCTTCTTCACCTGCTGTTGCACCTGATGCACCTGTGCCTGCTGTGTCGCTGTAGCGAACACGTAGTGTGTGAATCTGGCCAACTGGTCCAGTCATTGGTTGTACACCAACTAGTTCGTTTGCAATAACTGTTGGCATTACACGTCTGATCACTGGTAGGATCACACGGTTTAGTGTTGCGATGTTACCTGCAGAAGTAGCACCTGCTGTAGCTGTCTCTGAAAGATACTTGCGAGTATTTTCAAGAGTTGTAGCCATCACTGCTTTCTTTGTGCCACCTAGGCCTTCAAGAAGTGCTGCTTTGGTATCATTCCAACGGCTTTCTAATAGTTCTGACATTGGTTTCTCCTTAACTCAATCCAGCAAGGCGCTTTAGATCTACGACATTACTGTCATCGCCTGCTTGTTTAACGTCATTGTTTTCTCTGTTGCCTGTAATTTCTTTTGCCTCTGATAATACCGCCTTCTGCTTTGCTGGACCTTTACCATCGATAACCGCTGGTAGATACTTGTCAAACGCTGCTTGCAGTTTTGTTGTTTGAACTGATTCCAGTAAGTCTGTCATAATGCTTTGCTGATCTTTGCTCAATGGCGCGATCAACTTGCTTATTTTATCATTGCGAGCAATTGACTCGTTGATTGTTTTAACCTCGTTTGCCTTTGCTTCTGCAAGTTTAATTGCTTTAGCCGCTGCTAGTTTTGCTTCACTTAGTTGCTTGTCTTTTGCATCAACTACTTTCAGCATTTTAGCAGTTTCACTCTTTTCATTTAGATAAGAATGTTGATATTCGTTAGCAAATGCTTCGAATAACTTGCGACCAAAATCATTTTTACGTGCTGCTTCAATATCTTCTTTCAGTGCTGAAATTTCTTTTGTAAGTCCTTTTGACACTGTTTCTGATACTAGGGCAGCAGATTTGCTAATAAAGTCTTTTTTGACTCTATCAACGTGAGCTTTGCCTTCACGCACTAGGCGCACTTTGGTTTCGGCTAAGTCTTTTTTATCTTCGTAAAACTCTGCAAGTTCTTTTGCTAAAGATTCTACTACAAATTCTTCTAGAGCAACAAACTTATCAGCCATTGCTTTTTGATCGCTATGTAGTTCTTTAACTTCTTTAGCTAGTTGTTCACTTACAAAACTTTTTAGAAGGTTAGCATTTTGACGTTGTGCAACAGCAAATTTTGCTTTTGCTTCTGCTAGTTGCTTGCGATCGTCTTGGAATTCTGTAATTTCTTCTGCTAAACGTTCAGTAACTAGACTATCAATGGCTTCTACCATTGTAGTTTTGTCATGCTCGTATTTTTTAGCAAATTCTTCACGTAGTTCAGCTGTAACCTGTAAACGGTTCTCTTTAACTTTTGCATTCCATGCTTCTTCAAGTTCTGTACGAACTTCTTCAGATAGTGCTTCATTTTCGAAGAGTGATTTTAATGCTTCCAACATAATTTTCTCCTCGTTATCGGAGCCTGCTTATTATATCTAATAAGCTCTCTTTTAAGTATTTTTGTGCCTTTTTGTCGCCTTGTACTTCCCTTGATGTCTGGAACGCCCTATAACCACCTCGGGTATTCATAAGATGTTCGTATATCGGTGTAGGATAAGCACCAGGTGCGCTCGGTTGAGCAACAACATCAACGGTGATTATCTCAAAATCGCTTACTTCACCTGATCCGTCTTCCATTACGTTGCCGGAACCTCTCGATGAGACGCCTAGTTTAACGCTGCTTTCAAGCATTGTTTTTACTAGTTGTCCCATCGGAGTTGGTAAAATCTTTAACTTACCATAACCGTTTGGTCCATCCATCCACATTTCTGTGATCATATGGCTTACACGGTCTAAGTTAATATTAAGTCCTTCAGGATGATCTACTTCGCCTAACACTGAGTAGCCACCACTAATTTGTTCATTGAGTGTGGTGACAGCCCTGCCAATCTCGTTAACGGGATAAACACGCTGGTTTGCGTTGCGTACTCCGCCTTGAATGCAAATACCTTTCATAAAAAGATCTTTACCTTCGTTGGCAGACTCAACAACAATTTTAGCCTGGTCGAAACTCAAGTGTTCATTAAGTAGTTTCATACGTCAGTCCTCGTCTTAGCTGCCAATAGTTGATTTTTTATTAGCTGCGTCTTCTGGCTTGCCCTTTTTCTCAGCGCCGTGGCCAGGTTGTGCGCTCATGTTAGTAGCGCCGTTACCGCCTGGAGTGTTAACATTCCCTGCGTTGTCTTCGCTAGTTGCTGGTTTAGCTAGGCCGCCTGCTGTGCCTTTTTCTTCAGCTGTTCCACCTTTAGCGATATTTGCTGCTGTGCCGCCCATGTCGTTTTTGCCAGCTACTGGTGATTTTGCGTTTGCGCCGTTGTCACCTTTCTTTGGCTCGTCTGACATTTTTGTTACGTATTCACGCATAATTTCTGTTTCTGATTTTGGCATTGTTGACTCTTCAACTTCTTCATCAGTTGCTTCGTCTACTTCTTCATCAGTTGCTTCAAACGCTTCCATTTCTTCTTCGTCGTCGTCACCTTCTTCTGAATCCATGTCCATTGGCATATCCATGTCCATGTCGCCTTCTTCGTCACCTGGCTCTTCGTCGCCCATTAGTGCTTCGAATTCTGCTTTCAGTGCTTCTAGTTCGTCTTCTAGGTCTGCAACACGATCTTCTACATCACCTTCGTCGTCCATGCCCATGTCGTCGTCTCCGCCCATGTCCATGTCGTCGCCTGCGTCTGGCATTTCGATGTCACCCATCATGTCATCAGTTGGATCAGCTTCGTCAAAGATTCCTTCTTCAACTTCTTCGTCTGTTGCTTCGTCTAGGTCTTCTTCTGACTCGTCAACTTCTTCATCAGTTGCTTCGTCTAGGTCTTCTTCTGATTCATCTACTTCTTCATCTGTAGCTTCATCAACTTCTTCATCAGTTGTTTCTTCTACTTCTTCGTCTTCTAATAGACCTTCATAAATTTCACGTGATTTTTCTACCACGATTTCGTGGAAAAGCTCTTCCGCACCTGCTCTGTCTTCATTGACAAGGCGCTCAAGCATTTCTTCAAACTTGTTGCGATCAGTCATGTCATTCTCCTTCATTGTCAAGGCTGTCAATTATATTTACACTTTATTGAAAATATACGTGTAAAATGGGGTCAAAACGGCCCATTTTATCAAATATGCTGGTTTTGTGTGAAGGTTTTTCTAAAAACTTCACTAGTAATATGTTCGAAATTACTTAATCCTTTGAGATAATCAGGAATAAAAAAATCTTCTTTTGGTATTACTCGAACGTATTTAGTCTTTGGAAACATATTTGCGCAAAGCATAGTTTGCCTTGTCCAGTTTCCGTGATATGTTGCTCTGTCGTTGGTTTGCTTGTAGTTTTTACTACCTGCATACAAATTGTTAACCTTTTCGTTTTTATCACCTAACCCTACATAATCAAACCCTAAAATGTATATTGTTCTATATCCATGTTGGCTTGCTAACAGCATTGCAGTAGGCCCGCTACTCCAACCTTTATTAGGTTCCATTATTTTAATTCCTGCCGTTTTTTGTGTAAGTTTATTAGGATTACTCCATACATTATAGTGCATTTGATAACGCTTATCGGATATCTCAATGATCATCTTTGTGTCAACTGCAATCAAATGATCTGGTGCAAAATCTCTATATAGAGCATTGCATCCGTATATTTTACCGTGGGCTCTTAAAGGTTCTAAGGGTATGTGTTTTCGACTTATGCCGTTACCTAAAACAAAGGCTATGTTATTCATTAAATTCCGCCGGCTGCTGCCTGTGCTGCTAATCCGTACATCTGTCTAATGAAGTTTAATTCTTTTTCGCTTTCAACCTTGTGGTTGTCACTTGCTTTACGTGCTTTGTTTATATCTTTGAGTGTTAATCTACTCTTACGCTCATCATCTACCTTGATCACACTCTTATCGTCTACTGCATCGTAGGTATGATCCTCAACAGGTTCCATTGTTTTGTCATCGAAGTAGTATAGTTCACGTAGTATCATATTATTATTTATATAGTTTGTGCCGGATTGTCAGCGCCAACGCCTCCAATATCATTTTCTGTATTTGTTGCTGGTGCTTCCCCAGTTCCGCCATCAATAGCGCCTGCGCCAGCATCTAAACCAGTTTCTAATCCACCTGCGTCTCCAGCTAGGTCAGCGCCGCTGAGTCCTGCCATACGCATCTCACCACCTAAGTCATCTGTGACTAGATCTGTGAGGTTCTCATCATTTTCTTCTCTCCATAGACGTTCGTTGTCAGCAATCTCCTCTTCACTAAGTCCTAAGAAACGTTGCATAGCAAATCTATTTGAAATATAAGGTATAGCAGCCATTTGTGTAAACGTTCCTATTCTGTTATTATCAAGTTCTGCTTGTCTGTATGCTGCGAAGTTTTGCGGTGGTGTAAGTTTTAAGTCAAACATTGAATAATCAATGTTTGCACCTTTGGAACGCAAATACAATTTGAATTCTCTATTGAAAACTTCTTCAACGTTTGCTTGT